GTAGCGGGTGTAGATATTAATTCAATTTACGATTAATGAAATTATTCGGATTTAACATTGGTAGTAACAAGGCTATCGAATCAGTAGAGACAAGTGGCTACCAAGCCTTTTCTACTCCATTTATGAAAGTGGGTAGTGGTAACTTATCGTTGCCTTACATTAATGGTAGACAAACGGTCAACGGAAGAATCAGATTTGGAGACGATGACTTGTATCCGCAAATGATTAATCAATTGTACTACACATCTCCTTTGCACTCGTCAATCGTTGACTTTAAAACTAACGCAACTATTGGCGGTGGTTATGATATCAAGATTAAAGACTTGAGCGCAGTTGAAAAAGTAGATGTTTATGCGTTTGAAAAAAGATTTAACTTAAAAAAGTCTATCAACAAAATAACTAAAGACGTTATTCTACACAATCGCGTGTACTTTTACTTGAAGTTTAACCAAAGTGGAGACTTAGTAAAGGTAAAACACATTGGTGCGGAGAAAGTAAGACGAGATAAACTCGGAGAAAACTACTTTTTGTGTGACGATTGGTACTCTCAAATCAACATTTTTACAATAGCACCTTATCATAGAGCGTGCAAAGACTTAGAACAACTTTACGTTTGGGAAAATTTACAAGTTGGTCAAGATATTTACCCACTACCAAGCTATACAAGCGCGTTTAACTGGGCTTTTTTAGATGGCGAAATGAGTTATTTGCAGAAGTCTAACATCTTAAACTCTATCTTCCCTTCATTTGCTATGATGTTTCCGAAGAAACCGCAAAGCGAGGAAGAAAAAAGAGCAATTAAGGACACGATGGAACGCGCAAAGGGAGCGCACAACGCGGGTAAAGGTGTGGCGTTCTTTGCTAATAACAAGGAAAGTCTACCAACGATTGAAAGCATACCGACTAATAACCTAGATAACGTGTTCCAAGTAACTACTGAGAGCATTGATTCAAAGATTTGTCAAGCGCACACTATTGATCCTATTTTGATGGGTATTCGTGTAAGTGGTAAATTAGGAAGTGGTAGCGACATTAAACAAGCGTACATTATCTTTGAAAAAAATACTATTATTCCTTTGCGTGAAACAATCGCAGACATCGTAAATGACATTTTTGAAATTGCTAAAGTTAAAGCACGAGTTGAAATCAACAACTACCAAATCGTTAACGAGACTATCGTAGAGATTGAAGGAGATGCAAGCATGACATCAGACGCATTGAATGCTATGTCTCCATTGGTTGCAAATAAAGTACTTGAATCTATGACAGATAACGAAATTCGTGCGCTCGCTTCACTTCCTCCAATTGAAGGTGGTGATGTTGTTAAGTCTCAAACTAATCAAACACCAACGCTATGATTTATTTCATTACAGAGACATACTTAAAAAACCAAACACCTATTACGGCTAACGTTGACGTTAACGATGTTACACCCTTTGTAAGAACACAGAGCGAGATGCGTGTACAACCTATTCTTGGAACGTATTTTTATAACGACATCTTGACAAAGTACAACGCGCAAACGTTGAATCCTAACGAAGAGATTTTAGTAACTTATATTCAGCCCGTAGTAGCGTGGAGAAGCGCAGAAGATGCGGTCTTTGGTCTATCTTACCAACTTAAAAACAAAGGGCTTCAAACTCAGTTTGGTGATAACTCAAATTCTGTGAGTATTCAAGAGGTGAACTTCGGTCAAGATCACTACGCTCAAAAAGCTAGTTTCTACGAGGCAAGATTGTCTAATTATTTACGAGACAATAGAGCGTTGTATCCAGAGTTCACAAGTGCATTGAATAGAGATTCAGACTTGAGACCTTTGAGAAGTTTAGATAGTGGTTATACTGATTCAATAATGTTTTTCTGATGAGTTTGATAGAAGAATACGCAAGAAAATTAGGCGCAAGAGAAACCGTTAACGGTAGTTGGTTGTCTGCAATAGCAGTTATTAAAAGAGTTGATACAGAAACATCTACTGATTTACTTTTAGACATAGTAAAATCTTTTGGTGTCACTCCTTCAAGTGGTGATTTGTGGCAAGATTTAGCAGTTAAACAAGGAGCGAGAGAACCTGTTAACGGCAGTTGGTTAAAAGCACTAATAGACATAAAATAATGACAAGCTACAAAGGACTATTAAATAAAATCGAAGCGTTTTGTGCGGCTCACTTGCAAATCCAAAAGTACGGTGGTGAGTTTCGTGAGCAAATGCCTAACTTCAGTACGGAAGATGAGCGTTATCCTATCGTTTATGTTGTGCCTAGCGGAGACTTGAGCGACTTAAACACGAATCAATTTACACTTGATGTTTATTGCGTTGATATTATACAAAAAGACCGAGCAAACATAAACACGATTGTAAGCGACTGCAATCTAATCGTAAACGATTTGTATTTGTACTTCTTAGATGGCAATGATTTAAGCATTGATATAATAGGAGCGACTTCGGGAACACCAATCAACAATTTTGATTTAGATTATTCTGCGGGATGGATGAAGACTATCACGTTCGAAGTAGGAGCGTATAGTGTTTGTGCTATTCCTATGAATCCAATCAATCCTAACCCACCCGTTGTATGTGACCCCGCAACTTATAACTTAGTAGATACACTAGATAACATCTTGTCAAGTGGTTCTATTAATAGTGGTGCAAATGCTAACATAGTAGTTAGTGATTCATCTGTTGAAAATTCAGATGCTAGTTACTCAGATGTTATTGTAGCTGAAGGTTCATTAGTGCTTCCTGATAGTGTAGTAAGAGCAAAGAATAGTTTAGGTACAACGGTAAATACTTTAACGTTCCCAAGCGTTAACGATGTAGTAATTAGCGCGCCTGATGGAAGAGTTCACATTAAAAAATTAGGCGATGGAACGATAGCGAATGTTGACGCGCCAAGCGGTACTACGGTTAACTATGACGTAGCAGATAACGCGATAACGGTAAACAATGCTAACGGCTTTACGATTGATGCAACTGACCCTTTAGACATACGATTACAAGATTCCAACGGAACAACACTTACACCTAACTCAGTTTCTCCAAATCAAGCACAACATCATGTTGACATAGTTTTGCCCGCGCCAACTCCACCAACATACGCGACTGCTAGAGTTTTAAAAACGGGTCAAACGGTATCAACGGCAACTCATGACGATGGAGCAACGCAACGCGGAAGACTAACTAGCTTTCTTGTTTTATCGGTTAACAATCCTTTTGGTAATACTAACAGATTCACAGACAAGTCAGGAGGTCAAACATACACTAATAAAGTAGCATACGATTGGAGTACTTTTGATGGTTCATCTGTATCAGCTTATTACTTTGGAGATGCAAATACGCGTGCATGGGCTACACAACTTTCTCAATATTATAATAGTACAATAGATGGTTTAAATCGTTGGTATCTCTTTAATATACATGAGGCTTTTTCTTTAATGAACTTCAGCTACCCTAGCTCTTATCTATACGGTTATGCACCTTTTAGTTTAACTAGAAGATACATGTGGGTAAGCACCAACGAAACGGGAACAACGGGAATAGCTACAGAGACTGCTATGGGTGGCGCACCATTTACGGCATCTAATAAAGCATCGGGACTTTGGGGAATTTGGACTAGAGTATGTACGGTAACAGGAACAACAATAACTTAAGATATGACAATTAAACTAGATAACTTCTCCGCTACAATAGACATTTCAAGCGTTGAGATAACAAGCGTAAAAGACAACGTAATCGCAAAAACTGCGAGCGTTGATTTAGTTCTTAACGGCAAGTATGGAACTACTCTACAAGGGTTCACTTATACAACTTCTTGGGAAGATAGCGAGGTGTTGGTATGGGCAAAAAACGAACTTAATAAATACGTTATCTGATGAGTTTGGAAACCACTTTAAAGGCTATAAAAGACTACGGTATTACGGGAGTTCTTGTAGTTTGGTTGTTTATAACTAACAATAGGTTATCGGTAGTAGAAAATAAGTTGTTTGATTGTTACATGATGCGACACGCAAAGATAAATACAACTGAATCTATTCATATTATACCACAATTAATTGCTATTATTCCAAGTAATCCCGTAGGCAAAATTGAAAGTGTTTAAAGAAATATTAAACGATACTTTAAAGCGTAACGGCAAGTGGAGTAGAACGTCTTTAACGATGCTCTCGTCTTGGTTCATTGCTTTAGTTATGGCAATATTAGATTTTTGTTTTAACGGTCTTAGGTTTGATGTATGGTTAGGTTTAATAAGCGTGTCAATAGGTAGTAAAATAAGTGATTCACTCAGTAAAAAAATACACAATGAAGAACGAGGATAAAGAATTTGGAATTTTAATAATTTGCGTATTGCTTTGTGCGTTTTGGATTGGGTTTCTATCTAGTTGTTCACCACAATATCACATGACAAAATTCATAAAGAAAGGTGGAGTAATAAAAAACGATACTATTTTAATAACGGTAAACGATACTATTAGAATAAACGGCAAAGATTCTATAATTGTTAGAACGATTCAAGCGGTTTGTCCTGAGATGAAATCACCAAAAACACGCTATGAAACGAGAATTGAATATCGTTACAAAACGAAAGTAGAAAAGGCTCAGATTAAATACCAAATCAAGTACATTAAACAACAAAGAAAAGAGGATAAAGTAAACACTAGGTTTAGATTTAAGCAAGAAAACAAAAATAACAAAACGAAAAATTTGCTTTTAATTGTGTTGGGTTTAATTACATTGACTATCTTAGCCTTTAAATTTTCTAAATAATCACTCTATGAACTTAGACACGTACATTAAATTTACGAAAAAATGGGAAGGCGGTCTATCGCGCGACACTTCAGATAGTGCATCTTCTTATCCATGTCCAACATCATACAAAGGTATTAGTGGCTATCATACAAACGTAGGAATCACTTACCGCGTATGGCAATCTGTATTCGGTAAAAACAACGATACAAGATTCTTTATTATGTCTAGTGAAGATTGGTTCAAAGTATTTAAATCATTGTATTGGGATAGCGTAAAAGGAGACGATTATAAGTGCTTTTCTATCGCAGTAATAGTTACGGGTATGGCTTGGGGTTCAGGCGCGTCTAGAGCAAGTATAACATTGCAACAAGCTATTAATAACTGCGGTGGAAACGTTGCGGTAGATGGTAAAATCGGAATGAAGACTATCGCGGGTGCAAATGCTATAAATGACATTCAACTATTCGATGAAATCATGAGGCTTAGAATTGAATTTTTTAAAGCAATCTCTGAGCCAGGAAGCAAAAACGCAAAGTTTAGAAACGGTTGGTTGAATCGCGCCAAAGATTACATCAAGACTTTTAGACCTACTAATTAAGTAGGTTTTTTTATTGCAAAATGTCCAGTTTTTTAATTAATAAACTAGACAAATATTTACCTAAAATTGATTTATGAAGAAAAGAATGTTTTTCGATATTGAGACCTCCTTTAATATCGGTATCTTTTGGCGCAGTGGTTACAATCTAACTATCCAACCCGATGACATTATAAAAGAGCGCGCTATTATCTGCGTTAGTTGGAAGTGGGAAGGTAAAGACCAAGTACATAACTTAACATGGGACTCTAACCAATGCGACAAGAAACTACTTAAAGCCTTTATCAAAGAACTCAATAAAGCAGACGAGATAATCGCACATAACGGAGATAGATTTGACATCAAATGGCTTCGTACAAGATGCTTATTTCATGGTCTTGAGATGTTTCCACAATATCAATCTATTGACACGCTTAAACACGCAAAAAGTCAATTCAATTTCAATAGTAATAAACTTGACTACATCGCAAAGTTTCTTGGTGTTGGTGCAAAGCTGAAACATGAAGGAATGGATATGTGGAAGTCAATCATATTTGATAAGGATGAGGAAGCCTTAAAAAGAATGGTCGAATATTGTGACCAAGATGTAGTTATCCTAGAAAAAGTATTTGAAAAGCTACAACCTTATACAAAGCCAAAAGTAAACTATTCTGTTTTGCGTGGTGGTGAAAAATTCGGATGTCCAAATTGCCAATCTTACGATATAAGATTACGTAAAACATACACAACTCCTGCGGGTACTATTCAACACTACATGAGTTGTAGAAGTTGCAACAAATCAAGCTACAAGATTAATAACAAAACATTTATTGACTATTTACAATGGAAAATGAAGAATAATTTGTAAGTTTGCGCTGATTCATAGTTCATAATTTTGTTTTGTTTAGGTTAAGCCCTCACTTCGGTGGGGGTTTTTTAGTTTATCTACGTAGTTTTACGTATATTCTTCTACGTAGTTTTACGTAATTTACCCTTATTTTGCACTTTTATTAACAAAATTGTTTGTAAGTCAAATAATTGTAGTATGTTTGTAAGGTCAATAAGGCACAACAAAAAAACAAAATTATGAAAGCAACAACTTATACTTACAAAACATCAAAAGGAACAAATGTAGAAACATTCACATCTACAGGATATGTAACATTAACGCAAGATGGCTTATTTAAATATGAGCATCACTTTGGAAGTCATATGATTTCATTACAAGAACAAATGTTAGTTAAAGAATTAGTTAGTAGAGGTATTGAATATACTAAAGAATCAATTTAATAACAACGTTGGGCGAGAACGTAAAGCGCATTTAAACAAAACAAAATAATTATGAAACAGTTTATACCAACAACACGCCAACATTGGCACGTTTTAATCGCTTTAACAACACTTTGTACTATTTGTGGTGTGATTGTATGGTTATCATTTATTTAATGTCTTAAATCAAAACAAAATGAAAAGTAGAGTAATAGAATTACAAGAAAAAGCAAACTATTTTGCAAATGGCACAAGACATGGATAAGCGCGTTGAACTAATTAAAGGTTGGATTCAAGACGATTTACCACAATGGTATAAAGAAAGAAGAGAGAACGATTTAGATTGTTGTCAGCGTGGAAGCAAACGTTTATGGAGCGCTTATCTTCAAGTATTAACTCAAATAAAACTAGAGTTATGATTATTATAGAACTAGAAGAAGACTTTGCTAAGGTCTTAATTAACGGTAAAGAATTCGACATTTCAATTCACCAACCTTCACAGGAGATTATTTTAGACATCAGCTTTCTTCGTGAGTTTAAGAATTTTGATTTAATGAATGCGTGTGAAGATTGCGAGCAAGGCTGGGTAGACGATGGTGAAGGAGACGAAAGCCATTTTGTAAGATGTGAGTGCCAACCTAAAATAAAATAATATGAATATGAAATCAATAACACAATGGCTAAACAAAGATGTAAAGCCACAAGAAGTAGAGAATGTTTACATTCCTAAACAACAACTAAGAATACAGTCAACAGTAGACTACGGACAAGGAATGACATTCAACGAGAAAGCAGAACATATTTTTAAACAAATAAAAGACTTGAAAAAATGAAAGATTCAATAGTAGAAAGTGTTATAAACCAATTTAAGCAACGCTCAGAAGTAGGACTAACTAAATACGGAACAACACTAGAGCGTAAAGATTTAAGCACCTTAGAATGGATAGAACACGCAAAACAAGAAGCAATGGATTTTATCCTTTATTTAGAACGATTAAAACAAGAATTGAAATGACACCACAAGAAAAAGCAAAAGAGTTATTTGATAAGTTTATTCAATATGCTTACGATGGAGCATCTTCATCAGAAGAAAATGCGCAAGAATGCGCTTTGATAGCAGTTGAAGAAATACTTTTAATAGACTATAAAGATATGTCAGAAGATTGTTTTAATGAGCATATCGATTTTTGGCAAGAGGTTAAAAAAGAAATACAAGCACTATGACACCAGCACACAAACTAATTATTTCAACGGCACTACTTCCCGTACTAGCAGACTTCTTAGAAGATGTTCCAATGAACAGACTCGCTAAGATGAGACGCGAGAACGTAGTAAATTCAATAAGAGCATTTGATAGAATGTACACGAATACCGAAAAAACGGAAGACTACACCGAAGCAATGGAACAACAAAATAACATACAACTAGCCTTTAGAAATTGGTTAGCTGAATCACTTAAACAAATAGAGTTATGACAATAGAAGAAATCATTGAAGAGTACGATTTAAAATCTCCTTGCCGTAAACGTGAAATGGTTTACATGAGATATGTTATTTACAAGTATTTATCAGAAAATAAATATACATACACCGCAATTGCTAAACTATTCAACAAAAAACAACATGGAACAGTTTTACACGCTTTAAAAAAGATTGATAAGTTTATGGAATATCCAAAACAATATCCTGACTTTCATAAAATAAAAAACGAGGTTATGTTTAGACTTGGGTTAAATGCTAATTTTAAAAAGAAATTGCCTTTATCAAACTTAGAAAATAAAGTTTTAGATTGTAAATCATACATTGACTTACTAAACTTACAGAATGAACTAACACAAAATATTTTAGAGCGTGAGGAAGAAGTAGAAATTTTTACAACTTTTGATATTTAATTAACAAAATTGTTTGTAAGTCAAATAATTTATTATCTTTGTATCACAAAACAAAACAAAATTATGAAATCAACACACATTCAAAAAGCAACTCAAGTAGTTAAAGAATCGGGAATCAATGCAACGTTTAGCGGTTATTCAGATTCTCATGGTATCTCTGTATACTTTTTAAGTGATAAAGGAGAAAAGGTACGTGTCAGCACGCATAGTGTTTCGAAAAAAGATAGAGTATTAAATGAGATTCATTTAAACTATCCTTTAAATACTTTTCAAGCAAACACTAAAAAAGTAACTTCAAAATTTATTTTAACGCCTGAAATGATTAAAGCGGCACAAGAAAGAAAAGCATTAATGTCTTTATAAACAAAACAAAAAAAATAGAATTATGAAAAAAGAAACATTTGAGGATTTAATCCCTAAACCACAAACACTTTGGTTTAAGTTGTGGAAAGCTAAACAAGAAATCGGTAAAGTATCTAAAGGTAAAGACAATCCTTTCTTTAAATCTAAATACGCTGATTTAAACGCACTTCTAGAAGCGACTGAGCCAATCCTATTAAAATATGATTTGATAGTATTACAACCGATAATAAATGGTTGTGTGTGTACTAGGATAATTGATATCGAAAGTGGTGAGTACGTAGAAAGCAGTTTATTGCTTCCCGTAGTTAATGACCCTCAAAAACAAATTGCGGGCGTTACTTACTTCCGTAGAGCGACACTACAAAGTTTGTTAAGTCTTCAGGCGATTGATGACGATGGTAACGAAATCGCAAAGACTGTTAAAAACACGAAGCCAACAATTACAGTAGAACGATTTGAAAAAGCACTACAAGCAATTCAAGAAGGTAAAGCAAAGGTAAGCGACTTAGATAAATTCGACTTAAGCGAGGTTCAACAATCAGCTTTAAAGTTGTTATGAAAGATAAGGTAATACTATTCGATGCTGATAGCTTAATTTACCAATCCGTTTATAAAGTAATATCGTTTGGAGAGATTCGAACGATGTTACAAAACGGTGATAGTAAGTTTGCAATAGAACTTGAAATTCTACAACGTGGATATGATAGATTCGAAAAGATAGCGTTTGACATCTTTAACGAGATTGAAACACAATATAACATTACCGAGATTAAATACTTCTTTACAACGTGCCGTAATAACTTTAGAAAGAAAATAGATACCGAGTATAAAGCGAACAGAAAAGGAAAGTCTAATAAGTGGGTGAATAAGTTGCGCCATTATTTGATTGACTATTTAGAAGGCAGTTATGCAAGTGATGAATACGAAGCAGACGACCTAATTTATTTTAACTCGCAGTTGTTAGAAGTTGACGATTATATCATTTGCTCAATCGACAAAGATTTACGACAAATTGAAGGCTTGCACTACGATTATTATCAGCTTAAAAAACAAGACGAAGAAGGTAACGAGTACAAAGTAAGAAAAGGTTTCCAATATGTTACCAAAGAATCAGCAGAAAATCTTATCTTTGAAATGATGTTAACAGGCGATGTAAGCGACAATATTAAAGGCATCTATGGAATAGGTAAAAAGAAAGCAGAAAAGTTGCTACAAGGCAAAAGTACGTACGGTAAATTGCGTGTATTATGCAACGAGTATAAAAAAGAATCTTCGGAATGGAAGCAACGAATCAAAACAAATGCTTCATTATTAATCTTTAAATAAACAAGTAAAAAAATGAGTTACGACAACACGAACACAGGAGCAATTTTCAAAAACGAAAAGAAAGCAGACAATCACCCAGACTACAAAGGTAAAATTAACGTAGATGGAGTTGATAAAGAAATCGCACTTTGGGTAAAGACTTCAAAGGATGGAACTAAACAATTCTTTAGTGTAAAGATTAGTGCGCCATTTGTTAAAGATGAGATTCAAAGCACATCTGCTAAGATTGAAGATTCAGTAAACGATTTACCATTCTAAATTAACGAGGGGGTTGTGTTGGGTTTCCCAGCAGTAAAAGTAGAACTTTTGCCCCCTATTTTTACTCTTGACTATGGAAGCATACAGAATTATCGTAGAAGTTAATGGAAACATGAAGCACTATGAATTTTTAGCAAGAAACGAAGAGCATAAAAAAGAATTGATTAAAGAGTGGTGGTATAAAAATATTACTCCGTATGATAAATGGAAGATATTTTTTAACGATACAATTGAAGCACAAGACAATTTAATAACTAAAAAAAATTAGTACAACACCGACGTAATTTTATAAAAGTACATCACAATTGTACTATTTTTACAAACAAAATGAACTATGGCACAAAACAAAAAATCTTTTGTCCTTTATGCTGACCTCATAAAAAGCATTGAACATTTGACAAACGAAGAGAAAGGTATTTTATTCAATCACTTGCTTGAGTATGTCAACGATATGAATCCAATTCTTACAGATAGACTTGTATTAACTGCATGGAAACCAATCGAAATACAACTCAAAAGGGATTTAATAAAGTTTGAGGAAGTGAAGCATAGCAGAAGCATTTCGGGCAAAGCTGGAGCAGAAAAAAGATGGCAAAAGATAGCAAACGATAGCAAAGGCATTCAAGCTATAGCAAAAATAGCTGTTAATGATAATGTTAATGATAATGTAATAAATACAAAAGCGGATGTAATTAGCACCGACCAATGGGGAAATAAAATTGACATTAACGGCTTTTACATAAAAACAAAAAAATGATAGTTAACCATAGAAGTAGTGACGAGTTTCTTGAATTGTCTAGATTAGATAAAATACCTTTAGGTTTAGGTATTGGTATTGATTTGGATATCAATCTACGATTCAAACGTGCATCGTTTAACATTGTTCTTGGTCACGCAAACGTTGGTAAGACTTATTGGGTGTTGTGGTATCTTTTAGCGTTATCGCACAAACATAATCTTAAACACCTTATCTACTCAGCTGAGAACTCAGTAAATGGTTTAAAACGTAATTTGATAGAATTGTATGCGGGATGCAAAATCAAAGATATGAAGCCTAAGCAGTTGGATAATTGTAAAGTATTTATAGAATCTCATTTTGATTTTATAGATGCTCAAAAAGCCTGGACGATTGAAGACTTTATGAAAGAAGTTCAAGTACTAGGCAGTTATGACACATTAATGATAGACCCGCATAACTCATTCTTAAAACCTAAATTTGCCAATGCTCATGAACTTGACTATGAAATGGCAACTAAGTTGAGATTGTTTGCCAAAAAAACGAACACATCTATTTACATGTGTACACACGCGGCAACAGAAGCACTTCGTAAGACGCACAAAGATGGAGAGTTTAACGGTATGCCACAAGCACCGAACATGGCAGATGCTGAAGGTGGTGGTAAATGGGGAAACAGAGCAGATGATTTTATTGTTATTCATAGATACCCAATGCACTCAACGATGTGGATGTATACAGAAGTTCACATGAAGAAAGTTAAAGAGACAGAGACCGGCGGTAAACCTACCATTTTAACAGAGCCGATTTTGTTTAAGTTGGAAAATGGAACGGGGTTCAGTTGCGCGGGTAAGAATCCTCTAAAGGACGAAATACAATCAATCAAAAATTTTGATAATTTACCGTTTTAAACACGAACTATGAAACATAAAAGCACCGCATTAAGTCTAACACTAGCACGAATCAACATTGGATTAGTAATTAACAAACTTATCGTACGTCAAAAACACGCTTCTACAAGCCAAAAACAGAGTCAAGGCATACAAACTATGCTTGAAGACCTTGAAAGTGCGTTAGAAGTATTAAAAAGCGTATCTAAAGAGAACGAATCAATGTACAGATTAAACTATTCGTTGCATATTCAAAACATGGAACTTAAAAAGCAACTTTATGAAGCAACTAAAACAGAAGAAATGCAAGAACTGTAAGCAACCATTCACACCGATACGTTCAACGCTTGAGAAATACTGTAAAGAATCTGAATGTGTTCGTGTTTGGGTAGCGATTGAAAAAGAAAAGGCTTGGAAAAAGACGAAAGCAGTAAAAAAAGCTGAGTTAATGACCGTACAAGACTACATCAAGATAGCACAGGTAACGTTTAACAAGTACATTCGACTACGAGATAATGGGAAAGTGTGCATCAGTTGCCAAAAGCCACCAAAAAAAGAGAACGCGGGTCACTATTTCAACGCTAACAATCATTGGAACGTACGTTTTGACGAAGACAATGTTCATCTACAATGTGAGCATTGCAACACGTTCTTGAGCGGCAACCTTTTGGAGTATCAAGGCAACTTAATTAACAAGCTAGGACAAGAAAAATACGATGCGCTTGTTGAGCGAGCGAGAAAAACACGTAAATTTACGATTGAAGAGTTAAAAGAAATAATTGAAACCTATAAACAAAAATTAAAATAATGGAATTTATACTAGGATTTATCGCGGGCATTACCGTTACATTAGGTGTAACTGCATGCTTATTTATAGAATGGACAAAAGACATTGAAGCACTAAAAGACTTCGACACATGGAAAGAATGGAAAAACAAGAAGTAGATAATTCAAAGTTAAACACTAAATAATTCAAAGTTATGAAGAAACAAAGCGCAGTAGAATGGTTGGTTCAGCAATTAGTTAACGATGGTAAATTAATTTATGACGACTATAAGGCAATAGAACAAGCCAAAGAAATGGAGAAAGAGCAGATAATAGAATTTGGTTATGATGTAGCAGATTATTTAGCATACGGAGTGCTTAGCAAGAAAGCTATTGAAGATAAGTACAATGAAACCTTTAAATCAGAATAAGATGAAAAAAGAAATAATAGGATTTATAATTGTGTTCATTTTATCACATTTGGTATCAATGTACATAATGGGTGGATATGATAAACAAACTTTAGACTCTAAGTTTGTAGCAACATTAATTGGTTGTGTCTTAGGACTTGCAGTTGCAATGTTAATAAATTTGAAAAAACACGAATAGGATGGAAGACGAAAATTATGAAAAATTAAGAGCAATCAGAGACATTGCATTTGCAGTTATAGTAGGTGGAAGTCTAGTGGCTATTTCTATTATTATTTTAACATTTAAAAAGTAAGATGAAAGCAACACAAATAATTTATAAATCAAACGGTACATACTTTAAAAGTAAAAATAAAGCATATAAACACATGAAGGATATTGCTATTGATTATTGGAAAGAGAACCAATTAGACGAAAGAACTTTAGAAAGTTTGCCATGCGGAGGTGAACAATATGTAGCTGATAGATATTTAAAAGGAGATAACGCAATAATAGTATCTTATGTGGAAATTATTAATGTGATATAATTATGAGCAATAAAGAAACATTCAACGTTAAAATACTATCTTTTAATAAATATATTGGTTACCCTAAAGACTTTATAGGTTCAACTACAAAAGCATATAAAAATGAAAACGGAATATACGTATATTGTTATTTTGGGTCTAAATATGTATTATCTATTAATGATGGATTTAGGCACGTAGAAGAAGGTGAAGTTGAACAACTCAAAAACACGAATAAATGAAAGCAACACGAGAACGAAGAGCAACTGAGTTATTGAAACTGCATTGGAGAATATTAAAGAAGATAAATAAAAATTTCACGATTAGAAATAACTATCAAAACAACGAAGAAGGAGATTAAAATTTGGTTGATTAGAATTTAATTGTATATTTGACTAAAATTTAATCATGGAATTACTTTTACTTGTATCTTTCTCTTGGTGGTTTACGAACTTTGAACCACTTCAGAACGCATTCGATTACATATTTGCACGCTTGCCTTTTAACTATGTCACAAACGCACTACATAGTTATTTAGGTTGTATTAAATGCGTTGCCTTTTGGTCTTCATTGTTAATCAGTGGAGACTTTTTTATTGCGTGCCTTGCTTCTTTAACCGCTTATATTTTACAGATATGTTTGGACAAGATGAACTGATATTTATAGAAAGACTTCGAGATGCTGACGAATCAAAAAGGACTGCAAAGGTGACATTGAATAGACTAAAAGCTATAAAATCACGAATCACTAACGAAGTAGATAAAGAATGCTTCTGCTCAAGTGTACGTAGAAAGATTTGGTACAAGAACTTCATCGAATGGTATGAAAACACTCCTAGATAATTACATCCAACATAACTACAAAGAAGTAAACAGATATACAAACTACTTCTTACATCGTTTAAAGTCAAAGTTAGACGCTGACACCGTAATAAATAATGCCTATCTACGAACACTTCAATACAAAGGAATAATAGTAGAGCAGTACGAAGCTAAAGCGTTACTATTTGAATCAATAAAAGCGGAGGTACTTTGGAATAGCGAGAGCAAAAAGGAGATTATCAACTCAGTAGAGAGTGATTACATTCCTGAAGTAGAAGATACTGATTTAGCCGAGAAGATTCTACTTGAATTAAAGTACAACGAACAAAAGAACATCGTTGAAATATACCGCAGTCAAATCAACGATAGAGTAAAGCTATATTTCTTCCAAGCGTATTATGATAAAGGCATTTGTACTACAAGACGAATAGCGGAACACTTCAACATCTCTACCGCTTCGGCTCATTTGTTGATAGTAGAAATGAAAGAGGACATCAGACGCTACGAAAACACGAACAAACTAAATTCATTATAAGTATGAGCAAGTATATTTTAACGTTAGCCTATATCTTTTTCTTAGGTTATGCAATGGGACTAATAAACGACTATCTATACACGAATAAGATTTTAGGTATTGCAATTATACTTTACTTATCAGGAATATTAATAAACCAATTTGAAGAGCATGAAGATTAAAGACCAATGGAAGGGTAAAACGCTTGTAAGCTATGACCCAATACTAGGAGAGCGCAGAATCGAAGTAGACAAAATCCAAGCAAAGGACGAGATGACTATCAAAAAAATGGGATACGGTTACATCTTTGAAGAAGCAGAAATCAAGCCAATCGCATTTGAAGGAATAGAACAAGAAGCACCAATCAAGAAACATAGAAAAAAACGAACTCCAACGAAATAAGTATGCAAGTACAAATAGTAAAAATAAAAGAAGTAAAAACTAACCCAAAAAATCCTCGTTTAATAAAAGACGATAAATTCAAAAAGTTAGTCAAGTCAATACAGGAGTTTCCTCAGATGCTTGAGTTAAGACCAATTGTAGTAGATGAAAATAATATTGTACTAGGTGGAAACATGCGTTTAAAAGCATGTAAAGAAGCTGGGTTAAAAGAAGTGTTTATTGTTAAAGCAGACAATTTAACAGAGCAACAAAAAGACGAATTCATAGTAAAGGATAACGTAGGTTTTGGAGAATGGGACTGGGATATATTAGCTAATGAATGGGACGCAGAATTATTGAATGATTGGGGTTTATTTGTTCCTGAGATACCTACCGAAATTGATTACTCTATTCTTGACGATGAAGATGTAGATAGCGAATTGAATGATATGGCTGACGGAGTCAAGAAAGCTATACAGATTGAATTTGAAGCTGAACACTACGATGAGGCATCTGAACTGGTTAAATTTTGGAGAGAAAAACAAGCCTATCTAGGAGGTATGATTATGGAATATTTAAAAGCTGAAAAGGAAAATCTATGATACCAATTTACATCCCATCATACAATAGGGCTAAAACAATTAAAACTACAAAATGGCTAGATGTTTGTGGTTTAAATTATAAAGTTCTGTTACATACTGAGCAATGCAAAAGTGACTATGTTAATGCTGGAATTGTTAATG